GCTCTTCATGATCGCGATGCGACCCGGATCTTCAAACCACGTAAGACCTCCTGCGTAATACTCGCATCCGCTAGACGCGTATCCGCAAGCAAGCCCGTAGATCCCGTCGCAGCGTTCTGTCCATCCGCTTTTCAGGTAATATGTTTCGTTCGTGTCAAGTTCCACGCGTAGACCCATGTCATGCGGGAGAAGGTCTAACACACCGCTCATTTCACGTCCTTGCTTTTCTTCTTGATTTCCTCGTCGAATTTCCCTAGTCTCACACCGTCGAATGGCTTAATGAAAGTTAATGGGAATATTTGCGTGCAAGAGGTAGCTTCGCTAACCAGCATGTTCCACGTCGTATGAGACGTGTCAACCCTACACAGATCGGCATGGTCCGTCTTCTTTACAGTCAGCCACATCCATTCGAATGGGGCAGCGTGAGCCAGCAGATGGCCTTTAACGTCGAGGTAGATTCCAAGCCGTTCAGGTTCGCACGACATCAGCTCTTGCCTTTGCCTGATATATTCGTTCTGGGCGGATTTCACCTTGTCGACAAAATCGGTGATGCTATCGTCTTCAACATTTCTGTTCATTTCGCGTCCTTCCCCTTGTATTCATCCACGAGTTGTTCCCATTGACTGCTTGCGAGTGCGGGGTAACTGAACCAGCTAGTAGAGATATGACCACGTGGGCATTGGAGCCGGTAGACGGTGAGTTTTGTAGTGACTTTACGGCTCTCATGGTATTTCCTCGGTTCCGTTCCCTTGATTACTGGTAGTCTGCCGCACATTGGACACCCATATTCGTTGTATTTGCGTTTGAACCACATAACTATTCCTTCGCGTCCTCGCTTTGATTGGGTACCTCACTGGGCATGGTGCCGGAATAGCCAAGCATGGACCGGTAGTGGTCGATGATATGGTCAAGCAGTCGAGCTTGCATTATGACGCCATACACGAAAGCCTCACTGCCATCAAGCAGGTCGTTGGAATATTTGATTATCGGATTGTCAGACCGGATGACCGACTCCAAATCGGCATAGGCTTCTTCCGCATCCTCTCCCGGCGCTGGTTCAATGTCGGCAAGGATTTTCCTCCGCTGGTTCTCGCACCAGTCGATGATCTCGTTCAACGTCTTGTCTTTTTCACTCACGTTCGTAGCCATTGTTGTTCCTTACTGCTCTTATCGTTCTTATCGTCATGGTCGAAAATGCATACAAACACGCCCAACAGCATGAGCACGCAGAGTATCGCTATCACACCCAATGTGATGACGATGAACACGCTTGAAATATTCCAGCAAACATCAGCCAGACTCATGATTTCTTCTCCTTGCGGAATTGTCTGATAGCATTTTCCGCGTCGTAATAGCGGGCGACAATGCGTACCCACGAATCGAACGCAGCTTCGGCAGTCTGACACACCTCGCCTTGAAGGCACCTAAGGTCGCACTCATACCGGTAGACAGTATGACGTGGATTGTGATACGTGCATTTGCCGGTGACAATTATCGGCGCGTGACCGCAGTATGGGCATCTGAGGTAACTTTTCGGCTTCTCCTGCTTTTTCTTCTTCCGTCCGAACATCACTCACCCTTCAACGGATATGGCGCAGTGGTTGGTGTAAGCGGGAACGCACGCGGATACAGGCAGTCAAGAACCGTCCTCCACTTCGCGTATTCGCGGATGCGCTTATCAAGATCAGTCATTGGTTGCTCCTTACTGTAGGAAGTCTGCTTTTGCGGATTCCATTAGTCCGATAAGCTCGTAGACACTCGCGTGCTCGCTTGAAACGTTCGAGGAATAAGACACTCGTGAATCCCCGATTATCGGCGTGGTGTCCACGCACAATATCCAAGGGGTGAAGTCTCCGATGATTTCTCCGATGGCCTTGCGTAGCTTGTCTCGCTGCTCGTCGGTCAGCTCATAGTCAGAATCCTCAATATCATTCATGGCTCCCCCACATTCCTTCTTCGTTGGTTGCATAGTTCTTGCATTGGAATATCCGCGCCAATTTCTGAGCATCCCTGAGAACCTTCCACAACGCATATAACCTTGATATTCTCTTGCTTATCGGATAGTCGCGTGTGGCACGGAAAAGCCAAGTGTTCTCGATCACGTCCCAATGCCATAAGACCAATTCATATCCATCAAAGGTGTGGTCAGGCATTATGTATCTGCGACGGATGCTGACCGCGTATTCGTTGTTCACTGCTTCACCTCGTTGAGTATGAGTATCGAATCGTATGCTCTGCATAGTTGGTTCTCACCACCGTTGAGACTGATGATGACCGGCTGGAACACTCCCTCGAAAACCAGTTGCACCATGCTGCCGCTGCCGTTACTGAACTTCGTGGTCATCGATTGGAGGAAACCGTCGATAGTGGTTCCCTCAACGGTGGTGGCTATCGCACGCTTGCCAGCGAGGAATGACGATGGCAGGTGCTGCCAGTCAGTGATATGGTCATGCACATTCATGGTCGAACACCCCGTCGAACACCCCGTTTTCCAATCGTGCAAGCAGGTCTTTGCCGAAGTTGATTCCCGCCCCGCAGACGGCATTCTCGATGTCTTTCGTATGCTTGTCGGAAGATGGGTTGTCCCGCACTGTCTCACACTCATGAATGAGCGTGTGCAAAAAGTTGATGAGGTTGGTCAACCGACGCTCCGCACGAGATATATCGTTAAGATTCACTGGTATCAGCGGGAAAGCGTCAGCATCGAACGTGCGTTTGACCACACTCCAGTCCATCGTTTCCAAATCCCCGTCAACGAACAATTGCGCATCACAGTCGATATTGTGAATGTGCCAAGCGTCACCGTCATAGCTCAACAGGTCTTCACCATCCCGAGTCACATACCAGCCCGGTTCGGTGGGCATGTCATCAGACGAATGCGCCTGATCGTACATGGCCTTCACCTGCTTGTAGATGCCATCCAGTTCCCTCCCGTCGAACTCCACGGTCAGACAAGTGCCAGCCTTGTCAGTAAACAGGTAAGGCATTGTTTCGAAATCAATGCTTCTCAACATTTCACTCTCCTTCTTCCTCGAATGATGCCTGTAGAGTGTCCGCGAACACATGCAATGCGTCTTTGACCTTCTCGTTGAAACCGTCCGGCACGTCCGCCGTGACATGTCCCTGCTGCATGTTGTCGAGCTTGTTGTCCGTCTTCGTGTACATCGGCACATCCACTTCGACGGATGCAAGCTCGATCTGCGGATAGTCGAACGCGCGCACACGGAACGTGACCTTGCTCGTGCCGACTTTCACTCTGTCGCTCATTGGTGCCTCCTTGGGTTGATTGTTCTGATGGTTCTTGCCGGACTCTCATAAGCGGTACGCACCTCATACGCCCTGTGGTAGAAGTCGGCTTTGGAACGTGCCGCGCTCTCAGCTTCATCCAATGAGTCGTACACGCGGCATGTGTGCACTCCCGTCTCGCCTTGCGGCCAGACGATGTAGCCGGTCTTGCCTGCGAAAACATTCATTTGACCGTCTCCACCGTGTTACAGCCGATGTATTCGCCGTTATGCTTCAAACAAGCCCACGTCACATCACCGGTCTTGACCATTTCCATTTGAAAACCCGCATTGGCCTTCTCGCCGACATTAGGTGCCATTCCAAAGCTGAACGAAGTCAAGACAATCGTGATGCAGATAATCGCCGTGAGGGCCACCCTCGTCTTATCCATCACTCACCATCCTTAGTCATTGCACACCTTCTTCGTGTGATCGTCTAAATGGACTTTCTCAAGTTCGTTGACCGCCGCTTCGATTTGCATATAAGCCGCAATCTGTCCTTCCGCGAAGACAATCACGCTCTCCGTGCTGTTGTTTTGCAGAATCCGCGCAATGGCTTCGCGTTGCGCAAAGCAAAGAAGCAGGACTCTGTCGAGAGCATTTCCGAAGTCGCACCAGACGCTTTTATGGTCAACGTGATTTATCACCGGTTCGTCCATCGCTCCTACCGCCATTATTTGCCTTCCTTTTCGATTTCATTGATCTTGTCGGTGAGGGCTTCGAGCACGTCCACGCGGTCTCCCCACTTGAGGTTCCGCCAGAACTGTTCGAGATCAGCCCAGTTCTCGGCCTGTAGGATGCTAAGAAGCCTGATTGCCTGAGCTTCGAGAATGTCGGCGTTCCGTTTGCAGCACGCGGCGAAGAACGGCACATTATGCGTGATTGCGTCATTAATGAACCAGATCGCCTTTTTCAGGTCTTCGACACCGTTCTTGTGCTGCCATCGGAAGCAATACTGCACGGCTTGGCCCCAGTCGCTTGAGAGCAGTCGGCTGAGTTCGATGCATTCGAACGGGCCATCCTTGTAATGCGATGGATTGATATTGTCAGTCATTTGATTGTTCCTTTGTCGATGAATATTTGCCGTCAGCAGTCAAGTAGACGAGTCCATGCCAAGTCCGTACCGGCACTTCCAACTGGTCTTGAAACGATTTCACGCACCAGCCGTTCTCATAAGCGATAGTTGGATGCATGTGAACGAAACCATGACAGCCCGTCGTACCCGAACCGCAAAGCAGAATCAGATTCTGCACTTGATGCTTCTCAACCCTCGTGCATTGGCTACGGAGTTTCCGATGATGCCGGGAACCGCCAACCGCATACAAGCTTCGGCCGCAACGCACGCAACGTCTCCCATCACGATCATCAACCATGCGGCACGTCTCCTTGGATGGATTGTCACTGCTCACTGGGGTTCTTCCTTCTGGTTTAGCTCATTGGCTTTTTTGACGGCTGACGCCATGTCGGTCACGTCATCCTGCGATTGGAGGTGCAAGGCTTTCAACGTGTGTTCGCAAGCCCAAGTGTGGACGTGTGGCTTCGACGGTGGGATACCACCCATTTGCGCCCGGTTCTCACACCAGCCACGCCATAGACGTATCCAATCCCCCACGGTGCTGATTCTGGCATAGTGACGGACGGAGAAAGCGTTCCAAGCATCCTGTAAATCCAAGTTCGGGTAAGCGGTGCGCATCATG